AATGAAGATGAACTTCGCCGCTTGGTGTTAATCAAGCTGGCAATCACTTGCTGTCAGGGCGATTGGGACGGATTTTTAACATGAAAAGATTTAGGAATGTATCAATATATTATAGGAACAGTGATGGAATTATGAAAAAAATACCTAATGTTAAATTATTTCTCGATAAAGGCTTTGGTGGTAGTGGATTCAAAGGCGAAAAACTCGTAAAAGTGTATACACTTCCACCAGGTAAAGTGCCACAAGAAATAATATTGGGGGACTAATATGCCACTACCAAACGCACCTGATTATTCACAAAGAATATATGAACTATTGAAAGAAACTGATCTTGAGAACTTATCTTATGCTCAATATCAATCCGTTGTGGAAAAACTATTCATTGAACCGGAAAATGAAGACGAAATGCGCCGCGCCGTTTTAATCCAAATGGCAAGGATGGCTGTTCGTGGTGACTGGCAAGGCTTCTTGAGTGGCGGTGGCGGTGGCGGCGCTCCAACAGATGCAGAATATGTTGTAATGTCATTAAATGGTACTTTGACTAATGAGAGAGTATTAGCTGCAGGTGTGGGAATATCAGTAACAGATGGCGGAGCAGGATCTAACGCAACAATAGCTAATACTGGCGTAACTTCAAATGTAGCAGGTACAGGAATTTCAGTATCTGGTGCAACTGGTACTTCAACGATAACTAACACGGGTGTAACTTCGTTGGTTGCAGGTACTAACATAACTTTGAGCCCTGTAAGTGGCGTTGGTGATGTAACAGTAACCGCCGCAACACCGACAGGATTAGCTCCAAATGACGCATCCTATCTTACTCTCGGTTTAGATGGCGATCTAACTAATGAAAGAGTCTTAACAGCCGGACCAGGAATATCATTTACAGATACAGGGCCGAACGGGACATTAACAATTGAATCAACTGGTGGCGGTGGCGGTGGCGGTTCAGGCTTTATACAACCCCCTACTGCATCCGGTGCAATCGCAGCTAATTATAACAAATACCCAATATTCGCATCAGCCCCTTACGGTACTGGAGATATTGCAGGCGTTTCATCCACAGGATACAACACTAACCCCTGTATGCGACCTTTTGTATTAGGTGAAGGGGGTACTTGGGGCGGCGTAGCGATATATGTTGATTCAGCTTCTACAAATAATGCTGTATTAATATCATTATACGAGTCAGATTCGGATGGTATGCCTGCCGCATTCATAGGATATTGTGAGGTATCAACAAACGGAACAGGTAGTGTAACTCAAACAGCTACCCTTGACTCTGGGGGATCATCTGCTTCATTCACCCTTACAAAAGATACTCAATATTGGTGTAGTTATGTTATGAAGAATAGCAACGACGGTGCTACACTAAGGAGCGTTAATGTTGATGGCATTGCAGGTTTAGGTAATTCAAATATGTCTAAAGCAAGTGGAGTTTTGAGAAATACAAATGTCTCTAATGCTCTTGAGACAACAAATCCACCTCGTAATAATCAAATCATTGATACTACATCTCCGCACATAGGACTAATAATGTAAGGTGATTATATGATTAATAGAAGAGAAATAATTTATTCAGGAAATGAAATAGTATCAGATATTATGGTTGATGTTGATTGGAATGAAGTAAAAAATCATAGAAAAAAAATGTTAGAAAAATCTGATTGGCGGTTTTTATCCGATCAAACACCTTCTCAAGAATGGACTGATTATCGTCAATTTTTACGAGATTTGCCTGAAAATTATTCTGATGCCAATTCAGCAGCCGATGCATGGAATGAATACCCTATACCGGAGTGATTCGGTATGCCTAAGCCAAAACCCGACCAAGTCATAAGGCATGAAATTGTCCTGGGAAGATCAGAGCGAGAATTAATTTCTGACGGTTTACTTGCTTATCAGATAAACAGAATATCGACTCCACTTGTAGCTTTATTTTCTGATGCTTCAGCTATGGGATTAATTCTTGGCGGTATAGCAACTTATTATGGGTTCAAGTTTGACATAGGAACTAGAACATATGAAACAGGTTTAGAATTATATAATGATTGGAAGATTCAATATGATGCCTGGAAAGAAACAGTTACAGAAATTAGAAACGATCCAATAAGTCAGATTTTGAATGCAATTTTACCTTCAATACCAAATCCGTATTCAGGACGGCCTCAAGGTGGATCATCTCAATATGGACAACCAGGTCAAGCATATGGGCCATCTGACTTTTCAGATGTAACAAGTCCGGCAGATTTGTATTAATACCCCCTATTGAGGCATCTTTTTCCAAAACTTAAACCTATTATTCTTCAGTGCTTTGTTCTCAGCCTCAAGAGCGTCTATCTGTTTGTTTAGAGTTCCTATGATCTCCTGGTATTTCTTTCGTTCATATGGAGCAATTACAACGCCTTTGTTAGCTCTAACTAACTTCCCTGTAAACTCTCCTTCTTCATCTCGCTCTTTAGTCCATACAGGACTATTGTAATACCATTCAATCGCAGTAGATACATTATCAGACATGTAACCCTTCTTTGATTTCTTACGAAGTAATTCCGATACATGATCGTGTAAAGTAAACGAATGTAGTATTTTACTCATCATCATCACCCGTTGGCTCTTGAATTATTTCCCAATTATCGCCCTTACCAACAACATAGGTTCTCTTTATCCAAACCATTTCACATTTTAAACAAACAAATTCTCTTACAATCCAATAATAATCTCGTTTAACATGTTCAATGTTTTCGGCTAAACATCTTACATGACTTTCATCACAATCACATAATTCAACAAAAGGCGGGTCATCAAAACCGTAAGTCATTTGATTTTCAACTTTGACCATTACGCCACCTCGCTTAATTTGTGACCTGCACCTTCAGGACAAGACATAGCTTGTATGATCCTTACATCTTCAAAGGTGTTAACTAAAAACTCTAGCTGACATTTACAACATCTAAGATTCATAGCCAATCCTCGCTTATCATGTCTTTACATCGTTCACAGATGCCCCATAAATGGCCCTTCTGATCTTGGTGGCATTTTCTTATTCTGCATAAACAGCATTTGTTGTGTAGTGGTGGCGTCTCTACCATAATATCGATTCTGACCCGTATGGGCTATATAATACACGCGGCAAATCTGCCGCAAAAAAAATCGCCAGATTTTTTGAGACAAATGCGATTGCATATCGCCTGCTAAGGTACTTAGCGACTCATGATTGCATTAAAAGGATTGGGATTGGGGTTATGGGGGGTTTTAAGAGCCGATGGGGGATGGGACGGGCCATGATGGAGACGCTCTATATTATAGGAACAATAATTTTTGGTTTTGGCGTAGTTTTCAAACTATTAATCGACCTGGGACATAAGATTGAAGATGGATTAATTGAATTAGACGAAAAATTAGCTATGGCAATTAAATCAGTAGTAGAAAAAATACCTGGCTTAGGTGAAAGTGAACCAATTAATCCGATCCAAATGGCAATTGGTCAACTTATAGCTAACATGAGTCAACAAACACATCAGCCACAGATGAAAGTTATTCAAAGAGACGAAAAAGGCTTATTTGTTAAAGAAGATTGATAAACCGTATAGTTAGGTACATAACAACATGGCTCGCAGAAAAAAGTCAAGTCCACGCCGAAGAAGCAGAAGTGTTTCACTATTGAATGTAGCAGAAAGTTACGCTTATGCTAATATATTGACATCAGGTCTAATGGGAACAACCCCAGTTGGTTTTATTACTGGCGCATCTGATTTAGGTTACAAAACCCCTAATATTGGAGCTGGATCATTAATGGCATCGCCTGTAATGGTTGGCGGAGACTCGATCTCTTTGGGAGATATTGTGTCAGCTCCGGATGCAGCATTTGGTGTTGTTCAAAATAACTTCATGAACAACTATCAATCTATGGCAATTTCTTCGATTGGGGTTGGACTATCTTTTAGATTAGGTAAGAGATTACTTCGCAGACCAATTTCTAATGTAAATCGCAACATATTCAAGCCTTTAGGAGCGGGCTTCAAACTTTAGAGGTGAAATGAATGACTAGTCAAAATGTAACAGGTGTCCTAAACTGCTCAAGCGGTTTCAAAATCCCTCTAAACGCAACAATCACAGATGATGCAGAAGCATCTCTAACTACTGATACTGCATTCACAGTAACAGCCCAAAATATTGGAGACTTTGCTCCTGGTCAAACTGTAACAAGCGGTATTGTTACAGCAGGTGCAAACATATCATACGCATATATTCTAAGAAAAGGATTGATTCTTTCATTAGTTCCTTTCGCTGTAAAAGGTGTAGCTTGTGGTACACCAAACCTAAGTCGCCCTGTAACTCTAGTACCAGGAGATCAACTTCGTGTGTTTACAATGGTAGCGGCTGGCCGTAATGCGTCTCTTGCGGTAGTAACCAATCAACGAACACCTAGAATCTTCATAGGTACAGCTTCAGGTGCGGCAACGACACAGCTCTTGGATTTACAGACTGGAAATTCCGTGGGAGAGACTCTCACCGGCCAGGTAATTACAATGGCACAATTCACATCAATTGACCAGGCATTAATTACAAGCGTGGCAGGTGGCGCACAAGTAACAATGTCAAACGGTAATTTGGCCGGAAGCGTTCCGGCAACAGATCCGATTGAAGTGCAACCTTATATGAAGCCCTGTTCAATTCCTGTCGCTCTAAACTATACAGCACAATACATAACTTCTGCTTAAGGTGATCTAAATGAAGATGACAAAAGCACAAGGTCGCAGAAGATTATCAGAAATGGAATCTAAAGCGTTTAAGTTATTAGGTGCTGGATATATTTCATTAAAAGATTTTGAAGCGGTTCAAAAAATTGTTAAAACAAGATCAAACCAATTAAAGTGATATGATATGTGCCCTTTGCCAAATGCTGAAAGGAAGTCCAATAGAATTTATCCTATCATGCAAGGCAAGACGCTTGAAGAGATCGCAAGTGGTGAAAATCCTACCATTGATAATACAGGTAAACCATTAGATGTGATGTTATTGAATGAAGATGAACTTCGCCGCTTGGTGTTAATCAAGCTGGCAATCACTTGCTGTCAGGGCGATTGGGACGGATTTTTAACATGAAAAGATTTAGGAATGTATCAATATATTATAGGAACAGTGATGG